GTTTTTGCACTCGTGGTGCGATGCAGGGTTAAGCGGTTATTACTTTATTCTCGCGTTGGCAAAAACCGTGACACCAGGAGGGAGTCCCCGGCGGGAGCCGGGGCGGCCTGCACCGCCATTGAAGGTCTTTCATTTTGACCAGAAGATTCTCGCTGCGCAGAAGGCAATAGCATAAACCGACCTGTTGTGCGTAGTTTTATTTCTCTTTATCCTTCAACAACTTAACAAAATTAATTGGAGGTAATAAGATTGGATTTATGCCTGCTTTTACTGAACAACTTGCAATGTGTTCTCGAATAAAAGGGAAAATAATAGCGGGACCATTGATATTTGCGAATTCTTTTAGGGGTATTTGGGAGGCTTCTTCAAATTCAAAAACTCCTAGCATCTTGGCCATTGCCTCAATATCTTCTTTTTCACCCACACCAGCCTTGAAATCAACTGTCAGAGTAATGAATATCTTATTATCTGAAGTCTGATTCTCCAGATTAATATCTATATTGTTATGGTAACCCTCTTCATCAAAATGTATATTTGGTTGCCTTTTGAATCGGCTTTCTATCAAAATAATGTTGAGAAGTTTATATGTAGAAATAGCTGTCATGGTATTTGTTATTAGGCGGCTAAGTGGTAGTGATCATCATTGGCTATATCTGAAGGTTCTTGAGGTCTCAACGGTCGGATGGGAATACTGTTTGAGAAGTCCTGCAGATTATTAAATAAAATAGTATAATCAATGAAGTCTGAAACTTTTAATTTAATTGACTTCACGTAGATATTTTCCAAATCAAAGTTTATAAGTTGATCCCAGTAATTTTGTTCCTTAACCTTTGATACATTGTTGAAAGAAACCTGACTCTGTTTTTCAAAAATTGGTGATTCAATTTTATAAAGATCATCATCAGTGATAAAAGTAATATTTTCAAAGGGGTATAATTCTATGAATTCACTCAATAGCTCAATCTCTTTCTCTTTAAAGGAATGATTCGAAAAATAGATTTCGCTCGGTTTTAACTCTATCAAGTGGGATGCAGAGAATGCATCAAATTCATATTTACAACTGATTTCCGGGAATTGGGATAGGATTTGGGACAATTTGTTCTTTATGTATTCGGTCGATGTCATACTGCAAAGGATTCTTTAAGTAATTCGATAATTGTATTTGCGTAACTCAATGCTTGTTTTGAGTGTTTTGCCTCAATAGATATATTTTTATAATCTGCTTTAACTCTTGCATTCATCAAGTTGCCAATGAACTTATTAAAATCAGTACCTGCATTATAATCACGTGTAAAAAATTCACGCAAAATCTGATTCCTTATCCAATTGTGGTATCCATTCTCGTTTTTTGACCCAAGTTGACTTTCCTGATTTATCTGGTCTTCAGTCTTTTTAAAATCATTGATAAAGATATGAAGAATAAGTTGGACGCAACTATAATACGAACAATGAACGCTTGATGCATGATGATTGTTCGAAATTAGAATTCCTGCCGACTTTAAGTTGGATTCAGACTTTGCCTTAAAGTATGTCATAGTTTTAGACTACTACAAATGTAATAATTATTTGAACTTCAACGAGGTCTGGTAAAGATAATAAAGAAGTTTTTCATCTACTTGGTGCATGATCAATGACATATGAATTAAATTACGTACAACGGTTGATGGTATGGTGTCGTGCGGGATTACGAGGCGAAAACCTATCAATTTACACCGACTTTTTTTACGAGCCATAAACCTTCGAAAACCTATGAAACCCGCATGCACTATACCATGTGTTATGGGTAGTTGATTATCGTCCATAATAATCCTCTTCCATCATGTTATAATAATCTGTTCGATCATCATCTTCTCTTTTTTCAAAGCATTTTTTACAGAATCTCTCATAACTCTCGTCTCCGACCTGGTATTCTTCAGTCTCTGATAAGAAAAAAAACTCTTTACAATCAGGGCATTCAATAACATCTTCAGCAAATCCACAAACGTAACAACAATTTATTTCGTCCTCAATTACAAATGTATCATATCCGCAATTCGGACAATCCCAAATTAGAAACAGAGATCTATCCTCTTCTTTTATGAGTTCTTTTGCTCGTTCATATAATTCTAATGCATATTCCATTATATTTAATGCTTCATCCCATGATTTGCCTTTAACTTCAGCATCTAAGTATAGATCAAACTCCTTTTTGTTAAAGTTCATCGAGAATCCAAGAAGCTTTGCAAAAACTAGTTTTAATTCTTTTGGTTGTATCTCAAACTCATAATGAACAATTAAATTTCTCCATTTTTTAGCTGTCTCAATTGCAGTCAAGTCATTTTTAGAAAACTGAATGGCTGATATTTTTTTAAGTCTGTCAATAGCCAAGTCTAATCCAACGGTATTTTTAGGATTATCTATATTTTGAAATATCAATATATTATGTTCTCTACGAAGTCTTTCTTTTAGAATCAATTCTATAGATTGTACTAGACTGAAAATAGCATATTTCCAATGAATAGGTTCATTCTCAGCTAAAACAGCTTTTTTCAAAGCCTCATCAACAAAATTATGAGAATTTTCAAGTAATGATATTTTGATATTCTTTGTCATTTAGCAGCATTTAAGCTCAATTACCCACAACGTTTAGTATAAGAATAGTAGCCGATTGCGGGCTTCAAATCTGTCAAAATACACAAAAGTTGAAGCGGGCTACAGCCCTTGAATTTACTGCTATTTCGGCTATTATTTTTATACATTGTTACCAACCGTATTTCTTTAATATCCGTGTTTTTCTAAAAATTTACTTCTAATTACTGAAACCTGTTGTGCATACTGCCCCCACCAAATAAAGTGACCAGCTCCTTCTAATGAATGAAATTCAATATCATTTCCTTCAAGCTTCATTTTATCTACAAATTCCCTGGCTGTCGAAAACGGAACATTTCTATCATTTGTTCCATGAATGATTAATGTTGGTGGTAAGCCTTTTTTTATCAGATAGTTCGGAGATATTTCTTTTACAAGATTTTCATCTTGGTTTCTATTCCGTAAACCTTGACGAATCCAGCTATTGTCGTCAGTCAAATCGTAAACACCCGAATTCACCATTAGAACATTAGGAACAGGACTGTATTTTATGTCATCAGTCTTTTCATTCCAGTTTTCAACCAGTGCCGTAGCTAAAACTAAGTGTCCACCAGCACTATTACCAGATGCTACAATTTTATTTACATCAATATTATATTCATCTGCGTGCTGTCTCAACCATCGAATAGCTGATTTTGCATCCATAACCGATTCGAATGGAAGTGTTCCTTGACGGTATGCCAGTCTATACTCAACTGTAACCCCTACCCAACCCTTATTTGCATAGGATTGACAATCAGAGAAACTCCAGTCGGGTTTGCCTTCAGACCAACTGCCACCGCTAAAATAAACAATTACAGGTCTTTTCTTTTTGTTTGATTATCAGGTAAGAACAGATGTATCTCTAAATCATAACCTATCAACTGTTTTATAAGTTCTTATCAGATGACTTTTTCTTCCATTAGCTTCTTCGGTATAAAACGACCTTATTTTATTTACATAGGATGTATCTTCACAAGTGGAAATGAAATCTCTATACACATTGTCGATGTTTTTAATCCCAAAATTATCAATATGGTTATTGAGATAATAGTAATTCAAATAGTCAATGACAGTCCTGTTTGAAAAATATTCGGGAATCAGATTTAATGTTGCGATAAGTTGTTGATTGTCGAGTTTTTTATATGATTCTTTTTCAAGTTCAATTTTTGAGTGATAATATAAAAACGCTTTTAAATATTCAACAAAACTATCGATATTCAGTAATTCCGGATTATTGAAATCCATTAAGTTGCTATCAAGTCTTATATTAATAGTATTTTTCTCACCTGTATATCTTTCATGATAGTATGGATATTCTACCAATAATTTGTTAAAAGTGTAATGAATATCTTTTGATTCTTTGAAAATAATGGACTTGTTAAAATCAGGATTTTCCTTTTCGAAGAGTGTCAATAGGTCAGTATAATTTCCCCTCAAAGAATCAATTGTATTTACAAATTTTGCCTCATCGAAGGAATACATTTTTACAAAATTTCCATAAAAGTATTTTGAAAGGGATTGATTTAAGACTTCTTGTTCTGATGTGTATTTTTCATAAACACTGTCACTTGAATTAAGCTCTTGAGCATAATTCGTCATAGAGAACATTACAATGTAAATTATTAAAATTGAGATTTTTTTCATTTTATTTCTGTCTTTTTTTAATATGGTTGATAACGTTCGGCGGTATGTGGCGTTGCCTCAAAGTCGCGATGTGGAAGGCAATTTCGTTTACCGACCTGTTAGTTAGCGAAAGTGCTGTTTATATTTATTATGGTGCTTGTTCTTCATCAAGTTTGGTCCACATTCTTTTTGTAAAGGACACAGTTTCAGTTTTATTATAGTGCAAGGTAACTTTTAAGGTGTATACAAGAGTACAGTTTAAACCAATCAGGATTCTATCTGCACTTCTAGGATTAACATAGTGTTGTATTTTACGATGCTTTATTTCACCAACTTTCATACCTCTAACGGGAATTTGGTACTTTGCAGAAGGACGCAGCATTGGACGCACTCCCATCATATGATCTTCAATTATTTCAATTGAAATTTTGTTTATAATACAAACATCATCACCAACATTTCTCATACTGATGTCAAATTCTGAGTTGCGAGTAAATATTATGCTCGTAATGTCAAGTTGACCAGGCTTACTTTCTGTTTTATAACTGTTAATTGAGACTTTACCGATTTGAACATTTGAATTGCCTTTCTTTATAATAAGCTTCTGATTATTAACGGATCTTCTATTAAAGAAAATGGTAAGAATCAGACCTATGATACCAATACCCAGACCACTAAATAGCCATTCTTTGTTTTGAATTATCCAGTCTATCATTTCAAAAAGTATTTGCGAAACTTGACGGCAAAATTATTTTAATGAATTAATTGTTACCTTCTAGGTGGCATTACCGCTTGTTTATAAGTTAACTAAAGGTACAAATTATTCTTAAAACAGGAATATTATGAATCCTTTCATGAAGTACGCTAATCGGTTTCTATGGCTTTGATATACCCCTGATTATTCCTGATAAAGAACGGCTCAGACTTTGCTTTGGCATACTGCTCTTTGTGGTCTATCACCCATTTCTTGAAAGACGGTGGCACGTCTTTCACCTCTGCGGAAGCCTTGAGTGGAGTAAGTTGCTCTCCAGCCATACGCCTCTTTTCCCGGTCAATGAAGGCCTTTGTACTGCTCAATATCGGAACGGCATAGCAACGGCATTGAGGATGCCAGCCGTAGAACTTGAAATTCTTCGGGTAACGTCCGACCAGGGAGTCACACATCGAACAACCAAAGACATGGTTTGACCGGCGTACTTCAAAGCCTACTACAAAGTCCAACTGCTGCCAGCGTTCATGGTCCGATTGCCTGTAAGCCATGTTAACTTCTGTCCGGGCCAGACGCATCGCATTCATATAACTACTCCTGTAGCTTCCGGGTCCGGGCGAATACTTCTTTGCCTGTTGGCTTAAAGCAAGCTCTCCCCTGTTATCTCTGACCTTCCTATACAGTTTATCAGGTTCTTTGAGATAATGCCTTAAATCAAGGCTGAGCTGTGCAGCTGATCTTCCTTCAGCCAGTCCGGCATCCACACCCATTTCCAGCTCCCCTTTTAGTTGGGTTGTATACTTCCAGATACGGTCAGACAAATTCAGGCCGGCAGACTTCCGAGTCTGGAATGCTGCCAGTGCCTCCAGATTGCGGTTGTATAGATGCTCCAGCTGCTTCCGTTTGAATGAAGTCGATTTGAGTATCCTGTTGACAAGCTGGTCATTCTTCTTTGAGGCTAAATCCCATTCTTGTTCTGTAGCATCCCGGAGGGTACTGGTCAGCTTCAGGTTGAATGACTTAAATAGCTGATCTGCCTTTTGCCTTGTCTGGGGGTAGTCGGCAAAGATGAATGGCTTGGTTAAATCGATATCAGGGACGATACCAGCAACCACGCTGGCAGCTTCTCTGGCTGCAAACATGTAAAGCTGCTCGATCTTCTTCACATAAAGCCCTTCCAGTTTCTTGAAATGCAACTGGTCGTAATTTATTTCAATTGGCATCAGCCCTGACTTTCACTTATTCATTTGTCCCTGCTGTCTCAAATACAGCGGAATCATTGGCCCTCTTTTCTTCATCTTGCAGCTGCTGGTATTCCTGCTCTATGTTTGTCACCAATCCAAGCTTTTCAATGCCGGTCTTTTGCGACATGACAGGCTTCTGAGTCGCCTTTGTGATCTTGTCAATTTGGGCCGACTCATCGTTCTGGACAAAGGGCGTAATGATATGCTCCACCTCTAAGTCCATGATCGTATTTTTCCAGCTGCTATTGATCTCTCCCAAAAATGCCTTGATGACGTTGCACTCCCGGTCAAAGAATTCAATCAGATCGCCGCTTTCGTCTCCAACCTTCAAGTGTGCGTCAGTGAGCAAGGTTTTCCTAGCTCCCTCAGTGATTGCACTGATCGACTTTACATTGTCGAATGACAGGTTGGGCAGCTGCAACTCCTCCTCCATACTCTGCTTGAGGGTGTCAGTGTAATACTTCATGGCCTCAATCTGCTGGCTCCATGTAACGTAACTGATGTCCCCGTCGCCATCCAGTTGGTAAACTTCCCTTGCGACTTCATTCGCTGGTTGTCCTCCTATGAGCTTGCCTTTCACTTTCAGGATAGGGGCAGAGTTACGCTTCAGGATGTCGCTTTCTCTTGATAGAGACAGCTCCATTTGGTGAACGTTACCTGTTATATCCTCCCAGATCGGAATGGGCCTCCAGAGATATAATGCAGGTATCTTACCCAGACTGATACTGGAATCCTCTCCGCTTTGATCCTCCCACTTTCCAGTTCCTTCTTGACGGTAAACTTTCTCCTGCTCACTGGTGTAAACATGGAAGTAGGTCATTTCTTTCGTGCCTTCAGTTACCATGTACTCATAGGCCAGGCCAATCAGGTCCTTGTACTTGTCAAAGACCGGATAAATATTTGCGGTCGATAGCATTGAGAACTTGGCGTCCATTGGAGAAAAGGTGTTGCACTTCAGCTTCCAGTTGGAGTCAAAACCATAGTGTTTGTTCTTGCCTTGCACCGGATACCAGATAGTCATTATCTCACATGCAGCAAAGTATGCCTTCATGCGCTTGCGGTTCACTGTGTCGATACGGGTCTTAGTGTACACTGCTTCTATTGCGTCAGCCTGAGCCTTCTTAACCGGGTCTTCATCGGTTGTGTAGAGTCGTTTCACCGGGATCGCAAAAGCCATCTGGGTCATCCGCTTTGATGACAGCTTCTGCATGCCGTAAGTCACCCTGGCAATCTTTTCTACAGTGCCGTCCGGGTGCGTTTTATCTTTGCGGCTCGTCTTATCGGTTATGATCTCGTGCTGCTTGGGGTCATACTCTTTTGCCAGAGTGTCCCATGCCGGGACCAGTATCGTCTTGCTCTCTTTAATACCAGAAATGATGTCCTCTATTTCACCTTTAAACTCTATTGTGTCCATGTCGTTATCTGAATATGTTTAGTAATTCTTTCTCATCAACTTCTTTGGCTGCATTCAGCAGATAGTCGGCTGCATAGTAAATAAGATCCACGTACTCATCATGGGCCTTTGTAGGGAAGCCGGTTATCTCTCCGACAAACTCATCATTCCAGTTATCTGCTACCAGATAGATCCGTCCGCACTCAAATAGAGGACTGATACTGTTCAACCGGGTTTCCTTGGAGTCTCTGGGGGTGGGGGTGGAGCAAACGTTCAGCTCAGTATCCCTTGCCAGCTGGTCCACAACGCTGATCCCGTTTGCCTTTGGTTCAATGCGGATCGAGCTGCTGCTGGTGTATCCATGAGCTTTGACATATCCCGGAATGAACTTTATGAGGTCAGGGAAGCGTAGGCTCACCTTCTTGGCTGCTACAATGTAAAGAGCGTTTTCAATCTTACAGGCGCCTATTATCCCTGAGGGGTCATTCTCGGCGCTGTCGGTGTATGCGGTGTCAATAAAGAATATCACTGGTGGGTTGGCATCCTTTGCCATGCGCCTGAAGTCAGAATAAGAGACATATTTAAACCACTCGTTCTTTATGATGTTACCACCCTCTGTTACCGGATTCTGATCGAACTGGCCTGAATAGGCTCTACTCCCTAGGTCGGTCTTGGCTTCAGCAAGGACTTTCCTGCTTAGTCGCTTTGGGTCTAACATCCCGTTCACGTAATTACTCCGTAGTGACTCTGGTTTGATGCTTCCGGTAGCTTCGGCCGGCAGACAGAGATGCCTTACAGTATCCTGTTTCTGAGCCAGCAAATACCCTGTTACATCCTGCTCGTTAAGGCGCTGCATGATAGTGATCATGGGAGTATTCTCCTTGTCAACCTTACGGCTGGAAAGGGTCTTCACATGTTCAATGGCCTGAAGCCTCAGTAGCTCTGAGTTGGCCTGTTTCGGATTCTGGGGATCATCGTTCAGAATGATATGGGCATGGAAGCCGGTAATGGTGGAGCCGGTTGACGTTGCGTACCGGAATCCTGTAAGCGTGTTTTCATAGTTCTGCTTGCCACTTTTATCCCTTCTGATCTCCACTTCCGGGAATAAGGCCCGATACTTGTCTGAGAGAATGATGTCCTTTGACTTGGTGGCGTGTTCTATTGAGAGGGAGTTCGAGTATGAGTTTGTGATGACTTTGATTGTGGGGTCGATTGTCCAAAGCCAGGGGTGGAACATGATCGTGACAATCGTTGACTTTGTGGTCCCCGGAGGGATGTTAATAATAAGATCGTAAGGCTTTGGAAGGCGTTTGATAATATACTCCGACAGCTTCTGCATCTCATCGCACAAGTACTCTATGTGCCAGTTTTCGGAGAACGGTTCTTTAATGATGACCTCCCAGAACTGGAGAACAAAACTGTAAAAGCGGTCCTTGCAATCTTGTGCAAGTACCATCCTTCCCATTTGGATATATTTTTCATCCTTGGTCATTAAAGCTTTTCTCACCTATCTTCCGCAAAACGTCCCTTTCAGTCGGGGTTAGCTTTGTCAGGTCCATTGCCGGCAGACTGATCAGATCACCTCCGTCTTTGCCGGTGATCTCTCTTCGGTCCTTCCATAAGTCCGGCCTCCGGTTCTTCAACCAGAAAATCATTGAGGTAGGATCGGCTGCTAGGTGCTTGGTTGTCTTCCGGGTTTTTACTACCGGAGCGTCACCTGATACATCTGTTTCGGTTGTTACCTCCATGTACTCATATCCGTTTGACCGGCGGTACAGGTTTGCGGCCACGTTACTGTCAGCGATAGCCTTGCCCTTTTTTATGGTGTCCATAAACGTAGGATACATATGCCTCCAGTTGTTCAGGGTGGACCTTCTAATGCCCAGAATGTCTGAGATTTCGGTATCAATTGCGCCCAACAGACAGAGCTTGTAAACAAGTTGATCCGTTTCGGGCCCCTTGTACAAGCTCTTTCTGCCTCCTTTATTTTTCGCTGGCTTGTTATCCATTAAACAAGTCGGTTTGTGTGACGAAAGTATTTTTGATCATATTGGCGAACATCCAATTTCGACATGTGTTGAACATTTTATTGTGGGCCTGTGGATGGTTGGGATCAATTGAGGTGTTGTAAATTGGAATGCCTTCTGCGTTTTCAATCAGGCAATTCACCCTTTCATTATCAATGATTATTTTGGAGCCAGTCTTCTCCCTGAAGGCAATGTGAACATTGTTCTTCCAAATCCAGTCTTCATGCACTGCACAGAAATAATAATATTGATACCCTTCCTTCAGGTTAATATCATAATACTCTCTTTTATAACCTTTGATCCGGGGATCATTGGTTCCCAGAAACGCCTTCATGCAATGCTCAGACAGATTTACTCCAGTGATATAGCGGAGCCATTCAATCCTGTAGGTCTTCTTTAATTCAAGTCTTTTAATGGTTATCATTTCATACGGTTTATAAGGATAAGATAATCATTATCAGGTTAGTATGCGAATATCGACAAGCATATTTACATCAATCTGAGCAATTCTTTTACTTCGTTTTGCCTTCCGTACCTCTGGTTGTTTGGAAGGTCCAGATCAAATTCAAAGTTGATTGACTTAATCATGTCCTCCCGGCTGATGTTGCTGATTTTTGTCGCACCTACACCGTAATACCCTGAGCTGTTATACCTGTTGAATGGGAGCAGGTTGTTCTTGGCGATAATAGCATCGACCTGGGCTTCATACAGGAACTTCTGAAAGTACCACTGGCCCTCCCGGAGTATAGCTGACAGCCCATTGGTATCCGGGAAATGGATGTACCTCTCGATTGTCGCTGCCTTCTTGTAGTTATACCGGCCCTCAATATCCTCTCGACGCCGGCCTGAAAAGAATATTTTTCCTCCGGGCTTACAGAATGTATTGAGGCAACCCATAACTGCGTCTTCAGCCTCCTGACTGTTTACACTGTTTATGACCGCATCACATATCACCACATCAAACAGGCCATGCCGTTTAATACTCTGGATGAACCTGTCGATCATAAGCTGGCCCCGTTCAATGCTTATGCCGACACGATTATGATTGAAGAACTCCAGCCCGATGGTATTCCGATAGCCCAGCACCTTGTTCATCTTCCCTATGAAGGCTCCCTTGCCGCAGCCAAAGTCCAGTACATGAATATCCTTTCCCAGCTTGGCTATTGCCGGCAGGACCGTCCGGTATAAAGGTGACCAATCAACGCCACCGGCCCGGTTCGGTTGGGCCAGTCCTTGAACATAATCCTGGCGTTCAACTTTCTCATAGTTGAAGACTCCATACTGCCGGGAGAAATAATAACGAAACTTGCCCAGTTCGTCTTTGTCGATGAAAGAAACATGAACATCGCTATTCAGGGTCTTACAGGCGTAGATGTAATTGTTGCCGAACACCACTTCTCCTTCACAGACAATGGCACAAAGCGGATCGCCGTATTTGATTATGAGTCGGCATATCTCGTTTGCCACAATCACATTATAGTCAGGACAGTCAAAGCTCTTTATCGGTAAGGTATGGAAGCCACGCTCCCGGCTCTCGCTGCATGTGCCGCTGACTTTCGGTTCGTACTCAATCCCGTTGTGAATCTGGTTGAACAGGATTTCATCATGCAGGTCCACTCCCCGGATATAAAAGGCCGGGACCTCTGTTAGCTTGATCGCTTTGGCTGCGGTGGTCCTCTGGTGGCCAGCTACAATGGTCAGGTTGTCCCGGTTGACAATGATCGGTAGGATGAAGCCCAGCGTTGTGATGCTTCCAACAAGGTCGATCAGGCCCTGCTCAGACAGCTTACGTGGGTTGTACGCTGCCGGTTTAATCTTGGCTATCTGGACTGTTTCAAAGTTCATATTGCTTCTTTATTGCGGTTACAAAGCCATAAGACGTACCAGTGTTCTCAGTGTGCCTGTCGAACTTTTCCTTCAGTTCGTCATACTCAACTCTGGTCATACCCACAGAAATATCTCCAAATCTCAGGACATCGACCTCTCTTGGTTTCCCTCCCGGCTTTCCAGGTGGCAGAACCATGCTTGGGTCCAGCTGTTTCATCTCGTCATTGATAACGTCGTATAGCAGTAACTCCTCCCGGCTATACTGTTCATTGAGCAATTCCATGTCAAAGGTCCCGTAGGCCAGATTGTCTTTTATGATCAGCTCTTTCTCCCTGTCTTCAGGTAGTTCACTTACCAGTACAGGGACCACCGGGTTCTTTCTCCACTGGTTCCAGTATTCAATAAGCTCATCCTGCTCTACTGAAGTCAGGGCCTGATACTTAAGGTTATCACCCAGCTCTGTCCTGATGTCTTCCCCGGTCAGAGTCAGGATATCAATATAGCAGTCACGCCGCTGGTTCCCGGACAATACCACGTTTGCTTTTGTGATAATCAGGGGCCGTATCTGGATCATTTTTGTGAACGTTAGCAGACTCTGGGTCAGTAGTCTCTTTGCTCTCAGGTCTATTACTCCCGGATTGATCGGGCTGGGGATTAAGGTTTTGACGTCTATTTGCATAACAAGACCTCCCTTACAAAGAACTCATCTGACCCATTTCGCTCCACTGATGCGTTATACTCCTCCATGAGAAAGGTTAGTTCAGGTTCAGATAGAATTGATACCACATAGCCGCACTTCAGCTTGCTCAACCCTATGGGATTATTCTCAATGTTCTTGTCATTGATCCTGTTGTCAAAGTCAAACAGGTTCTGGTCGACGTTCCCGGTGTAGCTCTCTATTTCGTCAATATCAAAGTGCTGCTTCAGGATGTCAGTGTTGTCATACCCGGATCGCACATTGTCCCTTACAATAAACTCTTTCTGCTCGGCCTCGGTCAGATCATCTGCAATCGTGACCTCTATGACTGGCTTGCTTAGCCATTTCTCCCAGTAGCCCTGTATCTCAAATTGCTTGTCTGGGTGCATTTCAGTGTACCTGTCCAAAACTAAGAGCCGGTCCAGTAACTCATTAAACTCCATTTCTGAAATAGCCTTCAAAGCAAGAAACCGCTGGTTGCCTCCCAAAATGACTTTCTCCTTCGAGATGACTATATTCCTGTAGGCAAGCATATCACTGAATATCAGGATGCTCTCAATGAGCTTGTCCAGCATGTATTCTGTGATAGCTCTGGGGTTGTCCTTATTGACTTGTAACTGAGATATTTTGACTGTTTTCTTCATGGTCTGATTAGTAAGTGGCAAAAAGGGAAAAGCCTTAACTGCAAATAAACCCCTCCCTCAATAGATTTCTTTGGATAAAAGTACGCTTAATATTGCTCCTTAAGCAATAGTTTGATTATAATTTTATCTTCATGGGTAGGTTAGCCTCATTCCACATCAGCAAAAGTGCATCTCGTTCCTCACTATTTGTTCGGCTGGGCAGCCCAGGAACAAAGTACGCCAGCTCTGCATGTGTGATCTTCCCATCTGGTCCCTTCCAGCACTTCTTCAATGGCCGCTGCTCAGTAACGTCAATCCCCAATGCCTTGCAATACTGTACGATCATAAGCCCTACCTGATGGTTCCTGCCAACGTTGTACCCTGTTTTGGCTATTGCACCTGCTCCACGGACCTGACCATTACCAATATGCCAGTTATGGGAGATTAGCCAGCTTGCTTCTACCACCACGCGAAGGGTCCTCCTGTCAGCATCAGATTGGTCTTTGGCCAGTCTTAGCCGCTTAATAAGCTCTGGGAATATGAGGGTATCGAATATTATCCCCATTGTTTTGTGTTCCAGCTGGGCAAATCCGCTTTTATCCACGTCCGGGTCAATTCCAATGATAACGTCAGGCTTGATCATTGCTGCTCCTTCTTTTTAATGTACAATAAAAATACGCAATTGTGCTTATTAAGCAATACTATTGACAAAATAATTTCACTTTATTTGCATTTTATTTCGCTTATTATGGCTGGAGATAAGCTCATTGTGAGGTTTCACCCCTGGTCTATAGTGTTAATAATCCACCCGATAGAATACCCTTAGTAAACCTCGGCTTAGTCCAACTCAGTTTTATACACAATCTTATTTACTGCCTATCCTGACAGTTGGGGAAATATTTATTCCTACCTTTAAGGGGGAAACTGTGATAAGACTGTGTATAAAACACTATTTAGTTATGTGTAAGGCGGCACCTGATCGACATCTTGGACTTAAACACCACAACATATTTCAAAGATGAATATAACCTATCTTTTTGGTGCAGGAGCCAGTGCAAAGGCATGTCCGATTTTAAAGGGCCTAGGTGAAACGATGATATCCTTATCGAAAATGCATCTTGACCCAGAGATAGCCCAACCCAATTTTAGGCTTCTGAATTCAGCAAATCCCAGCGAAGTAATAATGCACGATATGTGGTACTTTGGACAAAAAGCCCTTCAGTATGGAACAATAGATACCTATGCAAAGAAACTTTATCTCAGTGATGACTATGAAGGTGAATTAGATAGACTTAAATTATCTGTAAGTACTTTCTTTACAATCTGGGAATCATTGGATAACGATTATCCAATAAAATCCAAGTATGAAAGCATTGACTCAAGATACATAAGCCTCTTGGCTTCAGTTTTAGAAAAAACTCCTCAAAGGGTTCCGAAAATAAAAGATAATGTCCGATTTGTAACCTGGAACTACGATCTGCAGTTTGAGAGAGCATTTAAAAGCTTCTGTATGAATCATTTTACATGGAATGATGTATCTCGGTTTTTAAAATTTAGAGTAAACTCGACCCAAAATGGTGATCTAGATATTTGCCATCTTAACGGTTATAATGGCTACTACTTAACTGCACCCAAATTTGACAAACAGATTAAAGAGGTAGATACTATAGACAGAAACTTACAAGGAAAAGATATACCAGAAATGCTAAAAGAAATTGGCTTCATTGTCGAGAGTAATAGACGAGAAGAGATTAATTTCTCTGATCACATAAATTACGCTTGGGAATCAAATAGTTTTTCACAAGTCGCAAGAAATTCTGCTGAAAGTATTTTCAGCAAAACTGATACTCTTATAATAATTGGGTATTCTTTTCCCCCATTCAATAAAGAAATTGACCAATTATTGTTTAAAAGCTTTCAGGGACCGAATAAAAGAATATTCTATCAAGATCCTAATGCTAGTGAAGAATATATCTCCACCTTGATAAAGAGTCCTTCCCCTGAAATACATTGCATAACTGATAAATTAGATCACTTCATGCTTCCATATGATTTTTAATGTCTATGACAATGATACAGGCACGTCTACATAATACATCAGGATCCAAAGACAACACCTTAATACTATGACTTTAATACTCGCCCTAACACATAACACGGACGATATATTTAATAGGCTTGTCATGGTTTTTGCATTTCTATGTGAATCCGTAATGAAAAGAACGCTCCTACCCGCCATCACGATGGCAAAAACTCATTCCAACTCGAAGCTGCGGCAACACGCACATACCGCCGAACATTAGCAACATAGCAACACATTCACAATGTCACATACAGTTGAAAATATTATTAAAAATGATTGTGAAAGTCAGGTGCTTGACTTTAAGCTTGAGCCTTATAAATTGGGTAATCACCCCAAAAAATATGAGTTACTGAAAGATTTTTGTGCCTTTGTTAATAATCCATCCAATCAAGACAAATACATAATCATTGGAGTAGAAGAAAAAGATGGCAGGGCAATAGGCTTTAAATCAGTCAATAATGAAGTTGATGAAGCTGGCTATCAGCAATACATCTACCAAAATCTTGAACCACCCATCTCATTCGAATACAAATCCTTTCAGTACCAAAACTTTACCTTGTCATATTTTAGAATGTTTGATAATACACAACGACCATACCTCTTCAAGAAAAAAATAAACGATTCCACTAACCAGAATGCCGTTCCCAGAATAGGTGATGGTTTAATCCGTCGTGGTACTTCAACAGAAAAGTTAACACGGGATGATTTAGAAAAAATATACGCAACAAGATATAAAGATGTCGATCGCAAATCTGACTTGGATATTGCATGTTATATTGATAAATCAAGAGAAGATGTTATATCCAACTTTAACCTATATTTCATAGATGTAAAAATTGAAAATAGCTCTTCTAAGTCTATCGGTTTTGATATAGACCTGAGGATAAGAAAGACAGAAGGCTTAATTGTTCTAACATCGTATGATGCCAGAACAGAATTAAGAAAAATACAACAAGAAGCAAGTAGTCTAGTTACCCGATCTGGCCTTGGTCCACTATATTACCCCGAAATAAATCCATTAAATATTTCTATTGACGAAACTGAAGATCACTTCATTGCCGGAAGAATGTTACTAAGAGATCAGATAAATACCGTGATCTTAAGCCAAAAGAGTAAGGAAGAGTCCATCTTTAATAAAGAAATTATTATTATAGCCGAAACATCAACTACAATCAGTGGAGAAATTGTCCTGAAAAGTGATTCATTTACAGAAGGACCATTAATAAAAAAGTTCAGCCTATTTATTGATAAAAACTTTTAATGCCCCGTTGCCTAACCGGTCGGTACATGCAATTGCCTCCCGGTCACCCGGTAAAATTTTCCCCTGGCATTGACTAGTATAAATATTCTTCCTATATTTGATGTTGCAATTGTCCCGATCGGGACATTCCTCCTACGAGGTAATGCAGCGAGACACTTTAGCCCCGAGCGTTCAGACAGGCTCGGGGCTTTTCTATTTGATTATGTTATATCCTGGGTTGATTAATTAACAACCGTTTTTAGCGAATAAGAACTCCGTAATTGGTCAAATATATATAGCTTTAGTACACATTTGAACGTTATGCACGAGGTAGAAATGTCAACACCGAAAATCGTATATAAGTATAGAAGTTGGAATAATGTTGATCACATTAATTTTCTTGCTTTCGGCGAAATTTATCTAGCCTCTCCTGCTGAAATAAATGATCCTTTTGATTGCAGAATTCCAAACGACTTGAGTCTTTTATGTACTGATAAAAAGAGAGGGAGGTTTGTTGACGAAACTTTAACCCGTCATTATTCAGATGAAGAACTAAAAGGAGAAAAACTTATAACACAAAGAAATATACAAATTCGAGACTTAAGAGATAATTCAGATCAATATCAAGGAAAGCTTGAGACACTTTTAATTAAGTCAGGTAACGAACATTCTGGAATTTTCAGTACCTCTCTTATCTGGGATAGCATTCAAATGTGGTCATATTATTCAGAAAACCATAGTGGTTTTTGTGTCGGATTAGATGGAGAAAGAATATTTGATAGTTTACCAAACCAAAAATCTGCTCCTATAAATTATTCAAAAAAATATCCAAGAATTGATCCTCTTGGGGATAAAATTCGAAATTCCTTTATGAGTACCCACACTAAAGACAAAAATTGGAAGCACGAAAAAGAGTACAGATTCTTCTCAAACCTTAATATTCCTGGAAAAGAAAATAACTCGAGAATCATCAAACTGACTAAGGACTGTTTTAAGGAGATTATTATCGGATTACAATTTCCTGAAAAAGATATTGAAAAGATGAAAGTCTATGCTAAGAGATTAGAAGTTCCTATTTATACAATAACTAAAAGTAAAATGAGATTCAAATTGGACAGAAAAGAAATATAAAAAGCCCTGTGCCTAACAGGTCGGCATATCCGATTGCCTTCGTAACTGCACATACCGCCGAGCGTTAGCGTTCATTGTGGATGCAAAACATGTAAACATGAGTTCGAAAAAATTTGCACCAGATTATTTAATTTAAAAACTAATATCATGAAAAACTTCCGAAAATCAACTCAAGGAATTTTAATTTCCAGTTTTAGTATGGTTATCTTACTAATTTTTATTGGTTCCTTTCAATGTGTGGCACAATCACGAACAACTCTCAGTCAAGAGGAAATTGATGCTATTAATACGTTGTTTGAATTAAAGTATGTTGGAGTAAAAGCGGATGGTTGGGAGATTAATCCTGATTTATGGAATATGTACAATTTCAATGAGCGGAAGAATTTTACAGAGAAACTTTCTGTTTACTACAAGAACTATACTGAAATAGGTAAACAGATGTCAGGTTTTTGCTATTTCTATAATATGGCTACGAAGAAAAAAATTGCACGATGGTATAAAAATGAATACAAGGAATACTAGTCTATTATTACTCCAATGTTTAGTTGGTCAACTTAAAAACCATAAAAACAGATAATTATGAAAAATATTGTAAAAATTTTCTTAATCAGTTTGATTATCACAAGTTGTGTATCAAATTCAGAAAAAAAATCTGAAATTCTAAATTATACTATATCTGAAAAACAAGATATTAGTTATTTAAATACTCCTAGAATGGTTTACCATATTATTCTTAATGTCGATTCTATTCCAACAGTGAATGAAATGAAAAATACAGCAATTAGCATTTGGGAGAATGGAAATCAGAACTGGAAAGAATTTACTGTTTTTCTCTATTTGCCTGAAATGAATACAGGTATGATGGCTTATGGAATTGGAGAATTCAATCAAGATGGTCTTATAAAATTTGAAAAGAACGAGACTTCTTTATTCGAGACAAAATGGGAAATTAAGGAAACAAAAATAATTGAGAAAGAAATTAATTCCTCGGAATTGAAAGAATATGAAATTGATTTATCTGTTGATAAAATAAGTGCAAGGGAAATAAAAATAAATATTCAAACAGATTTCCCTGATGGAACAAATTTTTTGTTAAGCATTGGTCGGACACATTTTCTGAAGGGAAGCAATGAAGAATATTCTGGAGAAATATTTAACAAGGACTTTTCAGTAAATCAAGGAAAAGTTGAAACAACTGTTAACATAGATGACTCTAAATGGTACTATGAACATCAACGGCTCGTAAGGGCTCTTCCAGGTGATATTCAACCTATTGCAAAAATCTCAGATAACATCAGTATTTCAGTTTTATATTCAGCAGCAAGAACACAGCCATCTGATGTGAAAAAAATTTTAGGAACAAGAGGAGAATTTGTAACTGGGAAAGGAGCAGATAAATTTGGGACTGGAACTGCTGGGCCAATAACAACTTTTAGAGTTTCTAAAGAAGTGAATTTTCCATTTCAAAAATAATTTTATAAACAACGAAACGCTAACAGGCGGTATATTTTATTGCCGATTCAGTGCGGATTTCAGCGTTTCTGCGTCTAATAAATCTATGTGTAACTTGACAGGACAGTGCTCCGAAATTGGCAACAAATTAAACCGCTGAAGGTCATAGCAAAGCTAAGCTTCTCAGCGAAATAGACTAAACCGAAACAAACATGGAATATACGGTGACCACGTATTTAGCACATATGCAATTGCGCGAAACAAACCCAACACACATGCAAATGAAAAAGAGTCAAATTCTCTCGCTCCTTTTTAGTAAATTTGATCGTCAACGTAACCTAACATGATTGATAAGATAACTGCCCTGAATAAAATTACCGACCTCGTGACCCGGTTTGAAGACCAATATACCTCTTATAAAAACTCTGATTATAACGAGACACAAACCCGACGAGATTTTATTGACCCATTTTTTAAAGCTCTTGGCTGGGACATTGATAACGAAGAAGGTTACGCAGAAGCTTACAGAGAAGTAATTCATGAAGACAAAGGAAAGTCACAAGGAGCCAGAATGGCACCTGATTATGCTTTTCGATTAGTAGGTGGAAAACGATTATTTTTTGTAGAGGCCAAAAAACCAAGTGTTTCAGTAAAAGAGGACATACATCCGGCATATCAGGTTAGAAGATACGGATGGAGTGCAAAACTCCCGATCAGCATAATCACGGACTTTGAGGAGTTTTCAATTTACGACTGTACCAAGAAACCAAAACCAACCGACAAATCAGCAGTTGCGAGAATTAAATACATATCATTTCGGGACTACATAAAAGAATTTGATTTCCTCTGGGACACATTCAGCAAAGAACAAGTCTTAAAAGGTAGTTTTGATAAGTTTATCCAAAGTGATACTCACAAAAAAGGAACTGCAACTGTAGACAAGGACTTTCTTGAATCCTTAGACAGGTGGAGAACTTATCTAGCTGTTAACATAAGTTGGAATAATAAGAATCTTGACGAAGATGAAATAAATTATATTGTTCAATTAACTATTGACCGTCTAATCTTTTTACGTATAGCCGAAGACAGAAGTGTAGAACCTTATGGGAGTTTAAAACGTGCCATTAAGCAAGGAAATTTATATTCTAACCTTTATGAGCTTTTCCAAAAAGCTGATGAAAAATACAATTCCGGCCTATTTGATTTCAAAAAGGATAAGATCAGTAAGAACGTAGTTATTGAAAACAAGATTATCAAGACTATTATCAAGGAGCTTTATTATCCTGAATGCCCTTATGAATTTTCGGTTCTCTCAGTCGAAATCCTTGGTAGTGCGTATGAACAATTCTTAGGCAAAGTAATCAGGATTACTCCGGCTCATCATGCAAAAATTGAGGTGAAACCAGAAGTAAGAAAAGCTGGAGGAGTCTATTATACTCCACAGTACATAGTAGATTACATAGTTAGGAATACTGTTGGAAAACTGATAGATGGAAAAACACCAAAAGAAATCTCAAAAATCAAAATATTAGACCCTGCCTGCGGCAGTGGTAGTTTTTTGATTGGTACTTTTCAATATTTATTGGACTTTCATATAGATTATTATTCTGAAGACGGAAAGCCATCGAAAGGCAAAAAAGATAATCCTCTTACACCTGATGGACATTTAACCTCTGCTGAAAAGAAAAGGATTCTTCTTAATAATATCTACGGAGTTGACCTCGATTCAAATGCTGTTGAAGTAACCAAATTAAGCCTATTGTTAAAATGCCTGGAAGGAGAGACAGAAGCTTCAATACATCAGCAGTTTACTATTTGGAACGAAAGAGTTTTGCCAACACTTGAAAATAATATTAAAAGTGGCAATAGCTTGATTGATACTGATATCTATTCAAATGAATTAGACCTTGGATTTGAGAAAAAGATTAAGCCATTTCATTGGGAAGATGCCTTTTCAGAAATTTTCAAATCCGGCGGATTTGATATAGTAATAGGAAATCCCCCCTATGTTCGACAAGAATTGTTAGGTTCTCAAAAGGAATATTTTCAGAGCAAATATTCAGTTTATCATGGTGTTGCGGATTTATATTGCTATTTTATCGAAAAAAGCATCAAGTTACTAAAACCTAGTGGTTTGTACGGTGTAATTGTTGCAAATAAATGGATGCGTACCAATTTTGGCGAACCGCTAAGAAAATGGATAAAAGAACAGAGCATTTACACGATTATTGATTTTGGAGACCTCCCAGTTTTTGAAACGGTTACAACATATCCTTGCATACTAATTGCAGGAAAACCTCAAATACTTAATAAAACTATTAACCTTACAATTGTCAAATCTCTCAAATTTAATTCACTGTATGAATATGTAGTTCAAAATTCTCTTCAAATTAAGAAGAACTCTTTGGAAAATACTGGATGGAATCTCGCCACTACTGAGGAACAAGAATTATTAAAAAAAATTATGGCAGTTGGCGTAAAGTTAGATAAATACACTAATGGTAATGTATATCGAGGAATTGTGACTGGGCTAAATGAGGCATTCGTAATTGACTCTGAAACAAGACAGAAACTTATCAATGAAGATATTAAAAGCGATGAAATTATAAAACCATTTCTCGCAGGAAAGGACATCAAGCGATATCAAAAACCAATTAGTAATAAGTTTTTAATATTTACTAAACATGACATTAACATCGAGGATTATCCAGCGATTAAAAACCACCTTGAAAAGTTTAAAAAATTTCTAATGCCACGGCCTAAAGATTATATTGGAGAAAAATGGGATGGAAGAAAGCCTGGGAAATACAAATGGTATGAAATCCAAGACTCTATTGATTACTTTAAAGAATTTGATAAACCGAAAATTATTTATCCAAACATTTTAAAAAAACCTGAATTTACTTTCGACGAAAATAACTGGTATACTAATCAAAAATGTTTTATAATATCCTTAAATGATAAGTATCTATTAGGCATACTAAACTGTAAATTAACCCATTATCTCTTTGACAAACTCCTTCCTAAACTTAGAGGTGGATTTTATGAACCAAGCTATGTAATCTTCAGAAATTTCCCTATTAAAAAAATTGACGTAAATAACCAGGACGAGATAAAGGCACATGATGAGATAGAGAAAATTGTTATTGAGCTCCTTCAAATTAATAAAGAAAGAAGCGAATTCACTCTCCAAACAAAAATTGATCAGATCAATTCTAAAATCAATTATTTGGAATACAGAATAAATGAATTAGCATACCAACTTTATGGATTATCTGAAGAAGAAATAAAAATTGTGGAGGCAGAATAATGGAAGAACAAAAAGAAATACAAAAGCAATTTAGGCAACAACAAGAAAAATATGCCTATTACATTATTGCTCTCTGTGTAGCAGCAATAGGTTTTTCAATAAATAAAACTATTGATGTGCCCCTTAAATTCACACAAATTCCTCTTGGAGTTGCCATTTTAACTTGGGGGGCAAGCATTTATTGTGGACTAAAATTTCTGCGATATATAATTAGCACTCTCTTTTCAAACAATGCCTATTTTGATATTCTCCAAGGGAATGATCCAGAAATTGGAAATCATTCACAACTAATTAAAGCTGCAACGGATGGCATAATACGAGCAATGGAATCCAATAGTGAAACCGCTAGTAAAATAGCTAAATGGCAAGATCGGTTATTCATAATCGGATTTATATCATTTATCTGTTGGCATATTTTGGAAATGTACAAGAATACAATTTAAGGAATATACCCAGCTCCTTTGCATGCACATTTAAAAGCCACACCGGCTGATGCACAACCAAAGCTTTTAAAAGAGTATGCAAAAAGAGCCTCTTGACTTTAAACAATTAATATTCTGCTCTATTCCATGACAAAAATAACAGCACTAACAATAACACGGACAATAAAGGTAAGTTGTTTGTCATGCTCTTTGCTTTTGCTCCTAGTCAATCAATTTAAAACTGCTGGTAGTAGGTCAGTATATGCAATTGCCCTCCGGCCAACGGTAAAATCTTTCAGCAGTATTGACTTAATTAAAGATTTATTCTATATTTGATAGGCAGCATCTCCTTATTCCATTCGGGGCTCTTCGCCTATATGCAGCGAGACATTTAATGGGAATGCTGCTTTTTTTTTCTTCAGCCTTGGCATGGTTTGTCTCATCTCCTCTGCCAACCTTTTTCTCTCCCGGCTGATGTCACTCTTCAGCTCCGGGTGTAATTCCTGTAATTTCTGTCTGGCACGCCTGATACTTTCGTGGCTGGCGAACTTTCTGCTAATGCACAATCGCGCATAGTCGTCAAGCGGATAGCCTTGTGCCCTTATAAACTTCAGCTGCTCGGCATGGACTTTGAATCTTAACAGTTCGTCATTGTCCCTAGCTTCCGGGACCGTTCTGAGGACCTTCAGCACGATGTCGGTAATGCTCAATATTTTTTCAATCATGGTCTGCCAGTTTTCTTAATACTTTTTGTTCCATTATCTTCTATTTTGCCAGTAAATTCACTAACCATTTCACTATAAACAGCCACCCAGCCGTCCCTGCTCCAGTGATGCCAACCAGCAATATCAGGGCGTAAAACGCCCCGAATATTGCTTTAGGCCGACTATACCCAACCCGAGTGTATTTTTTATTCTCAATCGGTTTGTTCATAGCCAGAGATGCTACTGCTCAATAATTGCGATGAAGGGAGTAAGCGCCTTGATTGCCATAATCTGGTCATCAATAATCGTGTCCCTGACTTCATCCATTGCCTGACTTGCGCCGGGAGAGAAAAGCTGAAGGCAAACAACCCGTCCGTTGATTGACGCATAGAATTCGACCTCAATCTCCTCTGGCTGGCTCCCCTTGAATAATGAGATGTTCAGCTTGAAGGACTCTGGGAGGTTTGAGGTGACAATACCGGAATAATTGTCTTTGAAGTCACCGGACTCAGCCCTTTGCTTCTCGACTTTTGATGACACGTTGGCATTGAAGTTTTTCAGTTCAGACACCAGCTTCATGCTCCCGGCTTTGTCAACAAAATAAGCCCGGTTCATTTTCATAAACTGACCCAGCTCGTTTGGCTCCCATTCCTTCCCTGAGTTAATCCCAAACTCGACAAACTTTGGATGTTGAACCAGCTTCCCTATGACCTCTCCGGTGTTGTACTGGTCATCTTCATTTATAGTTAGGGTCATTGACATCGCCTCCCGGTCCACTAATATGTGACATCGTTTCTGGTTTATCTGCTCGGGCTGATCTCTTCTCTTGTTGATGAACTCTTCCAGTGCGCCTATGGTCCCGGAGATACTTGTTTTTACAGGCGGCTTTACCGGGAGTTCGTTTACGGAATTGACTTCCCGGATAACTACCTCTGCTACCTGTACGCCTTCTGCAAAATTGAGTTGTAATTTTTCTGTTTGCATGATATATATAGTTTGGGTTAAAATTCGTTTGCTCTTATTGTTGCGCCTTCCTTCACCTCGTCTTTGAAGCTAGGACATGCCCGGAAGCGTGGAACTGCGTGAGCAGGGATGACGACCGATTTGCCCCTTCTGATATCCTGCCCTGTTTTTTCCTTTCTGATCACCGGCTCCAGTGTGCCAAAGCCCCGGATGAACACCGATTTCCCGGACGTAATCGCCTTCTTTGATTCGTTCAGTATGGCGTTCAGAACCTTCTCCACTAACTCTTTTTCCACGCTGGCACGTTCTGCCGTAAGGAATACTAACTCTTTCTTTGTCATCGTTTTTCGTTTAATTGTCTGTGCCTGTTTTTCTCGTTACCTGAAATATCGTCGGCTGCATTTCATCACCGGTCATTGGTCTGAAGTCAACCAGGTCACCTTCTTTGTTGTAGAAACCAACCATTTTTTCTTCCAGGAAGGCAAACTTGTAGCAAGTCTCGTTTTCTACGAACTCAGCCTTCTGCTTCAGCCCCTTCAGTAAGAGCTTGCGTTGCTCGTTCAGCGGTTTCAGCTCTTCCTTGAATTTCTCAATTATGGCCTTCTTCTCGTCCTCAATGTCATTAATCTGGATGGCCGCTTCAGACAACTCGTCTTTCATCTCCTGAATCTTCTCTGGGCCTAGCCGTTTCATATAGCCCATTGAGACGATTGCGTCACAATTGTCGTTCAGGTATGTTCCTCTTTGTAGAGTAGGTATCTCTTTACCAAGTGTTTTGTCCATTCGTTTTATTCGTTTAATGGTTTGTTTTATTTACTTAATTGCTTAATAAGCAATACTTTGAATATGCCTTTAAACCTCATCAATGAGGTTATACATTTTGATGTCATCGACATGTACCCAGACTTTCTTGGCCCGGTTTTTAAACTTTATGGCCCGGTAGTTATTCCAGATTTCATTGCCGAACTCGCTGCCCTTCTTTAGCATCTCCTCGTAATTAAAGACCTTGATCTTCCTGTCAAAGCTGACGAAATCAGCGACTGTTGGTGTCGGATACTGGCAGGTGTCTATAACATGGTTCACGGCATCCGTAAGCCTCTCGTTGCAGAAATTGTTGTCGATTATCCTTGAAGCCAGAATATCAAAGAATGCGTCAGGTAGAGCCGGGAACGCTGCTTTAATTTTTGTAATGTTTACTGCTGCCACTTCATTCTTAAATACACCTGAGTACACGCTTATGGCATCACTGTACTGAGCCCTGATTAAGAGGGAAGTATTTGTCGATAACCCTTGTGAGGTCTTCTCTCGTAGCTGGCCTGTTGCCGTTTTTATTAAGGACTTTATATTTTCCATTTCTCAAAATTTTATTGATCTCGTTAAATTTGCTTGCAACCATTGAAAGGGTCAGGTTATCCTGAATGAAGGCATCGTCAATATAGATGACCAGTGGGAACCAGTTGGAGAATCTTTCTTTTGCGTCCTCTGTTTTGCCGTCAGGAAATTGCTGTTTGTAATGTTTAATCAACGCCGCCGCCGCTGCCCTTTCTTTTCCCATGCTTGCAATTGAATATTTCATACCGAATGATTTCTCATAGCCCTTTGCCCATTCAGAAATAATCCAGTCAGGCAAATCTTGTGTGGGTATTTTTGGCACATCGACAGGTGTGCCAGTAATTACTTCTTCTCCTTCTTCTATATTCTTTTCTTTCTTAGTTGTTGTTACTCGCTTGTTATCCGTTTGTTGCTCGCTTGTTACTCGTTCGTTATCCGCTTGTTGTTCGGCTGGTGCAGTAGCCTGATAACTGTCATATTTACATACCGTTATATATGTTCCTTCGTTTGTTCCTTTTCTTATGATTTCTCCTGTCTTTTCTAATTTAGATAACACTATCCTTAATTGCATTGGAGACAGATGAACCTCATTCGACAGGTTCTCTGTTGACGTAAAGAATTGCCCACGTTCAATGATTTTGCCCCTCCATCTCTTTTGCTTGTAATTAGACTTTAACAACAGGTGCAGGAATACTACTTTACAGTTGTTGTCATCATACCATTCCCAGTCAATGAATTTACGCCATAGCTTTATGTAACCGCCATCATCCATCAGTATCCGGTCTTAGTCAGGCGCAACCCTTCTTTTTCGTAGCTAAGAAGGGATCTAAGCCCTTCAATCTGATGGGTGCAAGACTTATTCACCCTTTCCAGCCACTCAGCCAGAAACGCCTCCTGTTCACAAACGCTATCCAATAGTGCGTTTTGCACACTCGCAGATAGTCGTTCAGACTTTGCAACTGCCATGATTGTGTTCCTGATCTCCTCCGATTTCCGGGACCGTAGCAGTCGCTTGGCCTTAGCCAGCATCTCCCCTGATCTCGCCATATAGGACATGAGCTGGGAAATTCTGTCGGCAAGTTCCTCCGGATTATTTGAGCAGACAATATCAAGGTAAGCCTGTATTTCAGCTGTCTCTCTTTTTAGTTCATCCATTCGGTTTAGTTTTGAATAAAAATGACTCCAATCCTAACCTGACTGCTTCGTGGACGTTCTGTCAGATTAAAAAAGGAGTCATTTAATTTGCCGGCGTCCACTCCGTATATTTTCCCTGATCAAAGATATTTTTAATATTGCTTAATGGACAATGTATTCAAGTTTATTTTTCCAATTAATAAGGGGATAGGTTCAGGTCAAGTGTCAACCCCTTGTCTGCAATGACAATTGGCTTCCCGGAAATCCCTGATAGCTCCGAAATGATTTCGTTTTTATCGCTGTTTCTCCCCGACATATGTATCAGGGTAATGGTATTCACCCCGGACAAGTCCTGATTAAGCAAGACTTTTTTTGTCGTTTGCAGCTCCATGTGTGTTGTCATCAGTCGCCGCTTTTCCCATGCCTGAGTATGCCCGTTATCTATAGCGTACTCCAATGCTCTGTCTGTGTAATTGCATTCCAACATGACATGATTGAGTCCCTTGAAACTGTACTCGCACATGAAGCTGTCGGTCAGAAACATCAGGTTCCCCATCTCGGGGTGACTGACAATGTACCCCATACAAGGGACATCATGGTGGCCCGGAAATGGCAAGACAGTAAAACGCCCGGTCTGAAATTTGACCAAAGGCTGAACCTCCGTTGCTCCTACCAGTCTTTTCATTGCAATCACTGATGCTGGGGCATACGTTTGGAAGACCTGGCTGTAATCAATTGCATATTTTGCATGGTCCCCATGAACATGAGAGATCAGGCAACCTGCCACCTTTGCGATATTGAAATCCAGTGCTTTTTTGGCTGCGATCAATCCTACTCCAGTCTCAAGAATGAGGGCCTCTGTTTCGGATTGAATCACATAGCCATTGCCAGCTGACGAAGACCCTAAGACCGTTAGCTGCATCCCTAATAAGGCAGGTCGCCTTGTGCGTTTGCTCCATCTGGTGCGGCCCCTACAGGCAAGGCTGGTTGCTCCCCGGTGATGTCTATAGTCTGTATCTCAGCTTCACTGATCGCATTGTTCCGGTCCTCCATTGAATCGGCGGCGATATCCGATGTCAGTGCGGTCTGCATCTCTATTGACAGGTATCCATATTTGGAGAGCAGATTCCTGAGAACTGTCTTCAGGGCCATGCCGTCAAAACCACCAACCCAGCCCAGACCAACGGGGTCCTTCCCGGCAAGGATCATCAGGCTCTGAACCGTCACTGCCTTGTCTGCCTTAATGCTGGCAGCAAAACGCTTGGCGTGTTTTGCCATCGTCTCCAAATCAATGTACAGGGTCTTTGAAAAGCCGTTCAGCAGTTCAAAGTGGGCAAAGTATCCAACAACTTCATCACTATCTCTGGTGTCTTTGAAAGAGATCGCCCCGGACAGCTTGTCTTTTCTCTCCAGTTCCCCTTTGTAAACAAGGTCAGCATTGATATTCCGGTATTGCCCGGTCCTCATGGCAAGCTGGATGTAGCCCTTGTATCCCGGCATGAATGTCGGTGTCATAACTTTGTCCCAGCTGCCGTCAGCTTTTTTGACTGACAGGTTGAACGGGACAACGTAAGCAAAGCCCAGAGCCTTATTGATTGGCAGCTTCATGGTAGCAGCCTTCAGACACTCCATGACCAGAGCATTTGGATCGCACCGCTGAAGGTTCTTATCAGAGTTATACAGGTCAATGACCGATGCGACAAACGCATCTTTGTTGTCCCGGAGGGCGTTCTGGAATTGCTGCTGAACTGAGGGTGCATTAAGCACCCCCTTCAGATAGTCAATACCTTTCTTTGCAACTTCATTGTTTTTCTGTTCCATTGGTTTACGGTTTATGATTGAATAAGCAAATTAATAAAATATAGCTTAATAAGCAATATTTTAAACACAATTAATTCAGATGTTCGTTTATTTCACCATACTCGGATATGTACGTCAACTTGGCGTAGGACTTGTCAACAACCAGATTGATCACCTGGCACTCCATTTCCGGGATATCGACAACTGACTCCCGGTTATCTATGAAGATCGGGGCGTAGAAATTGTAGTGTTTACTGATTGCCCGGATAATATCTAGTCCAGCATTGATCTGGCCTGCATTGTTCAGAGTAGAATACAGCACCCCATCAAGCATGCATTCACAGTCCGGAACCGTCTGCCCGTCCACCTGCTTTTTGAATAACCGGAACTGGACAAGTCTGAACAGCTTATTTATCCGTAGTTCGAATTCAGTACTTTTCGCATCCTCAAACTGGGAGATAACGTACTCCTTGCTTTCCAGAGTTGCCTTCTCCTGATTGAGTTTTTTCTTCTGCACCGTCAGCTCCTCAATGCGTGTGGCAGTATTCTCGATTGTCTCCCGGCTTGCAAGTTCAATCGTCAGTGCCTGAATTTGGGCGTTTAGCTTGCGTTTCCGGTCATTCAACTCCTCATCCATTGGAGTGTTTGCCTTGTCTTCGAGCAGGGTCCTCAGTTCGTTTATTCTGGCTTCGTTCTTAATGAAGTCCGGGTGATTCCTGAACGGGACCGGCGTGGCTTCCAGAGTAACCTTCTCCTTCGTGAGCTTGTCCATCTGAGACGAAAGTTCTGAAACGTCTTCCGTAGCGACTTCCCCTATCTCCGCAACCTCCTTCTCCAAAAGCTCGATCTGGACCTTCAGCCCTTTGCCCTTCGTCACGTTGGCCTCAATCTTCCCTGCCTTCGTCTGGTTAAACGCTTCGGCCATCTCCAGCTGCTTCGTCTCAATGTCATCAATGTCCAGTGGACGGTGACAGGTCGGGCAGTCAAAAGAGCCTTCAGGGAATACCAGTTTCTCAGCGTTCACAGCTTCGTATTCCGTCAGCAGCTTGGCTCGTTCCTGCTTCAGCTTCTCAATCTCGAATGTCAGGTATGACCTGCGTGTCTGCTTGGCGATGCCGTCCGACTGTTTGTTATTGATCTGTGTCGATAAAGCCCTGATCGTGCTTTTGATTGTCTCCAGCAGCTCTGTCCGCTTGGCCTGTTCAACGTTCTCGATCTCCTTATTGGCTCCGACCAGTTGGTTCATCTCTATCTGGTAGTCCAGCCTGACTGATCCTGCTGCTGCTGCCTTCTTTGATTCGTCCGTCAACTGTCCGTCAATTTCGGCAAGTGAGGCTTGTGCTGCCCCTTTAGCGACTTCGATCAGCTGCCAGTCTTTCTTCTCCGGTTCATTCCGCTTCAGCTCGGCGATGCGTGGCACGATGTCATCAATGTCCTTCTGGATTAGGCTCTTTTTTGCAGCCAGTGATTTCTTGAACTGGGCCAGTGTTACGCCAGCGATCTCCTTCAGCATGGCTTCAAATTCAGGATTGCCGGCAGCAATCTGCTCATCAGTCACGTTGTCAACCATTGAGAAAAGCATCTTACGCTGGTCATCTCTGGTCAGGCTGGTGAAATAATGAGGATTAGAGACAGCCTTAAAAACAAACGGAGGACAAAACTCGCCGACCTTTGCGTCATATTCCTTTTTCTGAACCCCTACATCATTAATGTAGAATAGGGTAGTGTTGCCCTTGAAAACTTCGTCCTCTTTGGTTTTGGGTTTCACCCATTCTTCATGTAGGACCCGTCTCAGTTTTAACTCATGAGAGCCGTCAATAATAAGGGTAGCCTTAACCTGGCTGTCCAGCCGGTGTTCGGGCTCTCCGTTTTTCAGGGGTTTGATCTGGTGATCAGCCCGGTCAAAATTGTCAATACCCAGCAGGAGCCAGATGAATGATGCAAAGACAGAGGTTTTCCCGGTCCCATTATTACCTAGAAAATAGCTCTCGTTGGAAGTAAATGTGAAGGACTCTTTTTTGATTCCTTTCCAGTCGCTGATGTCCAGCTGCTTTAAGTAAACTTTCATAAGTATACGGTTTAAGTGGTTATCTCTTTTTGCTGACTAGACTCATTGCAAGCTCTGCGTCAACAGCAATTTTTCGCCCGATCTGGACTATGGCCTTGTCGATCTTACCGCTTTGCTTAATAGAATTGGCAGTTGTCTTTGAACAGCTGAACAGCTCAGCGATCCCGGTAATGCCATAAACGTATTTCTTCTCTGATGGTGTTATTACAGTTTGTGGCTTAGTCACCTGCTCTTGTATCTCCATGAACTCACCGACAGTCAGCTGCCAGATGGGAGTTGTTTTGTCAACCATTCCTGACCTCCGTTCTCCCTTGCGTGTGCAAGATTACAAGCGATCTAAACAACCTATTGTAGCTCGTTAATGACAGCCCAGAACAATCTCTCCAATCAATCTCAATGCCATGCTTTAGCACAGTCATCTGTAGTGCCGAGAAATCGGTCCTGATACTTAGCTGCTTATTTATCTCGTGAATCATGACTGGATCGTATTCATCAAATGTGGTGGCGATGCCACCGCAGCTTCCTGCAACTTCGTTATTAAAGGTTCTCTCCATTTCATTACATGAATAAATCAGCCTCCGGGATGCCAGTTGCTTCTGAAAGAACTTGGTAGAATTCTTTGCGGCTGGGTCTGAACTTGTCGTAGATCCAAAACCGGACAGTCTGCTCAGAGGTCTGGCATTTATTAGCAATGTCCCGTATAAAGTCTGTCTTAGGACTTGTCTGGGCTGGCAAATCGTCATAATATGTTTTTAACGTTTTCATAAAACTCCGTTTAAGTTAGTAAGTAAAAAATTAAAAGGGAAATTTTTGTTGACTATCAAGCAATTTGTTTTGCAGTGAGACAATTGTTTAATATATTTGCTCCTATTATCACGGGGTAAAGATAATTCATATTGCTTATATGGCAATATATTTTAATATTATTTATGATTGTTTTTTATGTGCATGATTGTGAGTTATATACAAGGTTTAGAGATAAGTTATCAACATGAGTTAAGTTATATATCTGCACTTATAAAATTGCCTAACAAGCAATATTACTCATTTAAGCTGAGTGTCAGTGATGTTGACAGGAAACTGGGGAGGTAAATAGATCGCATTTATTACTTTGATATTGCTTATAGCACAATATAGAATCATTTTATGAGAACCAAGCATCAGCAAATATTATCCCTTATTGAACGATTTGCCAACAAGGAACCAGTACAAAGGATCATTGACACTGAGCTGCTTGCAGCTAAGTTGGAACTGGACATATCTTTTGTTCAAGGTGGGAAAGAGGATGGAACCGTAAAGAACTATATAGATGATCTAACCATATTAAGAACAAATTATGAATAACCCTGAAAGTAAAGTAATCATCGCCCGTTTTTATGAGGCCATTAATACCCTCATAGGTCTGGGGACACTTAAAAGCAAAAGAGCTTTTGCTCTTGAGCATGACATCGAATATACATCGTTCTCTCGCTGTGAACATGAGTTAGAGAGTGACCGCTTCCAGTTAGACTGGATCAAGTACCTGTACACTGATTATCCAATCTCCATTGACTGGCTTTTTACCGGTAGGGGTGGGATGTTAAGAAAACAAGTAATGGATGGTGCAAATTAAACGCCATACTCAGTTTTTGCTCGATAAAGAGATAGGGAAGCCTGACGCCAAGCTACGTTACCGGATCAGGTGGAACGGGAATACAGTGGCCTTTAATGTAGGCTACCGGATTACTATAGACAAGTGGAGTCTCGAAACTCAGCGGTGTAAGAACGGAACGTCTCATGGCAAAGCTAAAATCAATGCCGCTGATATAAACAAAGCCATTCAAAGCATGGAAGACGCAATCACCGACATCTTTTATGCTTTTGAGGCAAAGGGTCAGACACCAACAGCGGACGAGCTGCGGTCAGCCTATAACGTGTCTATAGGCAAAGAGAAAGGCCCGGAGGAAAGGAACTCGATCTCCTTTGTCTCAAACCAGTTTATCCTGCATTCTGGCGGCGAGAACGCATGGACTCCTTCGACCATAGCAAAAGTGAAGACTATCACCCGACACCTTATTGACGTATTGGGAGACATACCTGTTAATAACATCTCGGAAGCTGAACTGGCAAAAGTAAGTGCCGGCTTGATTAAAACCGACCACCGGAATACCACCGTCACAAAAAACATGAAGATTGCCAAGTGGATGTTTCGCTGGGCAAGCCGAAAAGGGTATTACTCTGGTCATGCTCACGAAAAGTTTAATCCCAAGCTCAAGGGAACCAGCGGCAAGCTCCAAGAAATAATCTACCTGACATGGGCAGAGCTGATGCATCTCTATAATCTGCCCCTGAAGTCGTCCTCTCAATCAAACGTCCGGGACGTCTTTTGTTTCTGCTGTTTTTCGGGCCTGAGATATTCTGATGTAGCCAAGCTCAAAAAGTCAGACATACATGACAACACCATCTCTATTGTGACTACAAAGACAGATGAAGTGCTGAAGATAGACCTGAATAAATACAGTAAGGCCCTGCTGGATAAGTACCGGGAAATTCCCCTTCCCAAAGGCCGGGCCTTGCCTGTTATCACAAACCAAAAGATGAACGACTATCTGAAGGTTATCGGAAAGGCTGCCGAATTTAATGAACTGATCACTTTGGTATATTTCAAAGGGAGCAAGCGATACGAAGAAAGTTTTCCCAAGCATGAACTATTGACTACTCACTGCGGACGGCGTACCTTTGTGGTCAACGCCCTGACTTTGGGCGTCCCGGCTGAAGTGATTATGAAGTGGACCGGGCACTCTGGTTTTGAAGCCATGAAGCCTTATATGGAGATAGTCGATAAACTCAAGGCGAATGAAATGCAGAAGTTCAATATTGATTAGTCCCCATACCAGAACCGGGGACCAGAATCGGGGACCAAAATGGCTTTACCTTAACGGTTTTTAATGATGTTGCTTGATAAGCAATATAGGATAACCTCTCAGGATTTCAGTCTGTTGTACTTGCCCGAACGCCCATGAAATGGAGGGTTGAGAACCTTAATCTCCACGAAAGAGTCTTCAGCGATGAGGGCTCTTTTTTTTGCTCTCCGTCACTCTCCGCTCTTCCGTCCGTCAAAAAAATTGATGTTGGGTTGGATAAAATGCAACAAATTTTACCGTTTGCAGTTATATAAAATACCCTAAATAGAAAAGGTGGTCCCCCGGATTGGATGTTAGTCAAATATTACATTCGTCAAAATCTATCGA